ATGATTTTTATGATCTTAAATCTTAAACTCTTTTGCCCAGTCTGAAGACCTATCTAAATTCTTAAAATCTTTTTTGGTTTCTGGGATATGTTGTATTTCATCATTCCATCTTTCGTGATGTATCCATTTTCTGGGATGTGGAATAAATTGTATTTCAGTATGCTTTGCAAGTTTAGAATATTCAGCAACTTGTTCTAAAACTTTGTTCATATCTTTTTTATTAATTTTACAAAAAGCACTAAAGGCATCTTTCTTAGCAACCTTTCTGGGATAGAGTTTCCAGAAGTCATCAAAATGCTTCTTGTAATATAAGGTTTTTGTATCTTCTTTTGTATTGCATTATCAAAAGGATCTAATACTTTTACCTCAGAGGTTTTTACTGTTTTTTGTATTGGATCTCCTGTTTTAAGATCAAAACCCATATTTAAAGTATAAGTATCATCGTCATTTACCTTAAATACATAGCCAATATTTTTATCTGCCTTAGTTTTACCTATATTAACAAAGCTACCTTCTGTAATATTACCGTTTAAGAATGCTTGTCCTGCTGGTGTATTCTCTAAATATATTCTTTTACCTTCTTCTATTACTTTTATGTAATCTTCAGATTTAAATAATTTTTTAACACCTCTACCTACGGCTGCAAAACCTGCTCCAGGAATTATTGCAGAGGCTGCTGCTGTTGCTCCTCGTACAGGATCATAGCTAAGTTCTTCATCATCCTCAAACGCATCACCATATCTATAATTTATAGATCTCTCTGCACCCTGAAGAGCAGCATCACCTAAAAAAGCTCCGAATGTATCTGTTGCTACTCCTGCTAGAGTAGAGTTTAAACTAGCTTTAGCACCTACATCTAAGGCTGATTTTAATCCTGCTCTTACTCCACCATACATGGCTGCTTTCGTTGCAAACCCAGCAGCACCACCAGTAACAACACTTAAATACGTTGAAGGTGCAGTTACAGCAGACATAAGATAATCAACAAATGCTTTTGTATTACTTGCTGTATCATCTTCATAGAACATAGGCAATGCTCTATAGACTTCATATACTTCCTTTAGTTCTACTTTTTGATTATCACTTATCTCGTTAGAAGAAACAGTACTCCATAATTTATACGCATCCATTTCATTAGAATCTATTTCTCTAAACTTTTCATAAAAAGCATCTAATAACTCTTCATTGTTATCATAATCAAATTCACCAAAGGTATGACCTAAAACATTAGCTGCTTTATTTAAAAATTCAGGGTTTCTTAATAATCCAGCATATGTCATTTCGTCTATCTGCATATTATTGTTCCCCCCCAACCATTTCAAAAATATGCGTACCAGCGTTACCATCGTACCTAGCTCTAACTATTCCTTCATTAGAACGAAAACTGTAAAATCCATCAGGATCTGCTGTCATACGTCTAAAGGCTTTTTTAAGTTCATCCATGTTTTTTACATTAGTCATATTAAAAAATTGATCTGCTGTAAGTGGTTTGCCTTTAAGTAATGTTTTAGATCCTGTAATTTCTGTTGCATCAACATTTCCAGCAAAAATATTTTTTGTATTTTTAAATTCAGGACTATTTAATGTTGCGCTTTTAGCATTGTTAAATGCTCTAAAGGCACTAGTCGCACTTCCAGTAAGAAGTTGATTTTCAGATTCAGCTATTACTCTAGCAGAATAAACTTGAAAGTCTCTCATAACTCTTGCAGCTACTGCTTGTTTATTTTTATTTACTTTTTTAAGTAAGTTTTGATCAACAACAATAGTATTATCTTCTCTAACTTGAATAGCAGAATTAGGAACTTCTAAGTCTGTTGCAAATTTTATTTGAGTTTTTAACTCTTGCACTAACAACTGATTAATATTAGGAACAGTATCTTCTAACAGTTTAAATTTATCTAGTTTATTTTTTTGTCTTCTAAGAAGTCTAAGAGTTGTAGCGTCAGGTTTAGGTCTTTGTGCTGGATCTCCATCTTCTGCTACATCTTTTCTATAGTTCATTATCTCATCATATACAGCTTGACCCTGCTCTACATCTTCAAATGTATTTATAAATTTATTTTTTACTGTTTCAGACACACTATATGTTTTTGGAAGCCTACCTAAAAATGTTCCTAGTATAGTAGATCCAACTCTAGAACCCATAGTTTCAGGTGTCTGTCCTTCTTGTCGTATAGTTGTTTCTGTATCTTCTGCAAATGCTTGTGCCATTTGTTGACTTTGTGGTAGAGGACTAGTTGTAGATGGCATCTCTTGCGTTGTCTCTTGTGCATCACCTGCATCTTTTTCTAAACCTTCTAATAATTTTATAGCTTGATCAGGATTTTTATTACTCATGTTATATGCAGCAAAGGCTTCTACATCTGTAGGTCTACGCCCAAGTTTCAATTCAGCACCAACTATAAGAGGCTCAAGAACTTGCTTTCTGTTTTGTAGTATCTCATCAGATTGTTGTTTTCTTTTACTTGCTTCTTGTATAACTTTTAATCCACGTTCAACATCTTTATCAAATTTCTCAAAGGCTTCTTCTCTAAGATCCTCTCTGCGTTGCATTGCAGCGCTAAACGCTCTTTTAAAAAATGACATATTAAGCCTCCATCAAACCTTTACGCTTTGGTTCTTCTTCTACCTCTTCTTCTACCTCTTCAACTTCTTCTTTTGTATCTTTGTTTTTTTCTTCTAATTTTTTAATCTTTGCCTCTACAAATTTAGTATCAATCTTTCTAGGTATTTCTAAAATATAATCTACTTCTTCTTTATTACCTATAGCTTGTAGCACTCTACCTACTTCAGGTGTCATAAGCAAAGCTACATCATATGTTGTGATACCTCCTGCTACCATGTTATTAACTATAGCATCAGCAATACCCTCTATAGGTAATCCCTCTTCCATACAAAAAACAACTTTCTCGTAGTTTTCACCCTTACCCAAAATCTGTATAAAGTAATCAAAGGCTTCTGTAGGAGAGGTTATTTGAGGAGGTTTTTGCCACTTAGCAGTTCCAAGCTCCTCTGTAAAAGAAGCTCCTGGAATTGGGCCATCACCTAAAAATTCATCTAACATACTCTATACCTCCTATACTATACTTTAAAAGTTCCAAACTCACCTACTTGAGTGCCTTTTTGTGGATCTATACCATCTGCAACTAACTTTGCTTTTGCAACCATTCTATAAAAATCATAGATCTCTTCGCTTGTTTTTGCTTTTACGACTCCTCCAGAACTAGGTTGACCTGGAGTAGGTGATCTTGATTCTGTAAAACCTCTTTTAGATAATTCTAGAGCAGCGTAATCTTGTGGCGTTGCTTTTTTAGCTTTTTTCTTTTTTCCACCTAGCTTTCCAAGGATATTAAATCCTAACCCTATAGCTTGGCTTCCTGTTATTCCTAGTGGTAATGCCATTACGATAAAAACCCTCCTAACTGTGTTCCTATGTTACTGCCTCCTACAAAATCAATAGCACCTTGAACATCAGATGTAAAATCAGATGCAATCATATCAAGTCCTGCTCCTAGATCTCCACCTATAGAACCTGTGTCTGTAGATGCGCTATCTCCAAATAAACCTTTACCAAATTGTCCAGCTAAATCAGATACTACATCAAATGCTAAGTTACCTATTTTATCTTGAAACATTGCATTTTCATTTTTCTTATATATAAATGAAGCATATGTAAGTTTTTTGTTAAACTGATCATTATCTCTAGAAGTAGTTCTTGCCCAAAACTCATTGTCTCTAAACTGTTGCCACATATTGTTTAGTGCAGTCTGACTCATGTTAAATCTATTCATAGTATTCATCTGATTAGCTGCATTCTGTAGTGCAGTGTTTTGAGTATTTATTTGTCTACGCCAAACAACATTTGACTGATCAATTAAAATACTATTCTTAGTATTAAATTGCTCTCTTTGATTTTCTAAGTTAGCATTAAATTGAGCCATAGTATTCTTTTGACCAGCATTAAACTGTGCTATTGCGTTTTGTTGTTGTGCATTAAACTTACTTGTCTCATTAAACATAGATGCAAAGAACTGATCATTCTGTTGTTCGTTACGAGCGTTAAACTGTCTGGATGAGTTTATTGCTGCTTGGTCATTAAATATAGCCTGTACTCTTTGCTGTGAGTTTAATACGTTTGCTTGTTGTTGATTATTTAAATTAGTTAAATCTAATTGTAGTGTTTGTTGTGCA